AATACTTGAGTGCTGCCATTGCTGGCGGAACTGCTTGGGAACGTATGCACGAAGCACTTCGCGCCGCAGCTCCCGACGTGGTCACCAGCGACACACCCGGTGTGCTCCCAACCCCAATCCTTGGACCCGTCTACAACAACTTCATCGGCCGTCGCCCTGTCGTTGATGCAATTGGTGCCAAGTCCATGCCCGGTGGAGGCAAGGTCTTTATTCGTCCCGAGGTCACGACCCACACGAGCATTGGTGCAAGCCTTGCAGAAATGAGCAACCAGTCAGGCACTTTCGTGGTGAGTTCAAACCAAGTTACAAAACAAATTTTCGGTGGCTATGTGAACGTGTCCGAAGCCGATCTGGATTGGAGCGATCCCGCCATCTTGTCAATTTTGCTTGACGACATGGGCCGTATCTACGCAAACGCCACGGACAATTACGCAGCCGATACTTTGGTCGCTGGCGCAACCGTCACACAAGCATTTGCAGCAGCAGACCTTCAGAAACCTGAAGTGTGGGCTGCCGAGATTGCAGAAGCAGCCTCAACAATTTTGTCGGGTTCTAACGGCAACTTGCCAACTCACTTGTTCCTTGCACCCGGAATTTGGGGAGATCTTCTTGGATTGAGCGATTCGTCAAAGCGTCCGTTGTTCCCACAGGTTGGGCCAATGAACGCTTTCGGCAATCTTGCACCGGGACAGGCAAACGGCAACGCTTTCGGGTTGTCAGTTGTTGTTGACCGTAACTTCGCCAGCGGCACAGCCATCGTCGGCGACGCATCTGGTTACGAACTGTTTGAACAGCAGAAGGGCGCGATCTCGTTGGACAACCCGTCCACCTTGTCACGCACTATTGCGTTCCGTGGCTACTTCGCCGCCTTGATGATTGACTCAAGCAAGTTCGTCAAGTTCACGTTCGCCTGATCAACCGAAACTAAGAGAGAGTCTGCACCATGGCCACATTTAGCGTGACGCACCACCAGCGTCTAGACAATGTTGCTGTGGTGCAGACCCTCGAAGCAACCGACATAACAGTCGGACAGACAATCACACTGACAGGACTCGGTCACGGTCTCAACGGCACGCACATTGTTATTGCTGTACCGGTCAACTTGTTTGCTGGCGTTAACGAAGCAGGCGACCTGCTTTACAACGAAAACGAAATCATTGTCAACCAGTTGATGTTTCAAGATGTTGGCGACGATCTAGAACGATCCGCTGCCGATCCGTTTGGCACGTTGACATGGAATTTGAGTTGCACATGGTTGGCGTCAACTGCGCCAGTTATTGAGTTTCTTGGGATCTCGTCGGCCACGGCAAATGACACCGCGTTTCTTACGACTTGTGTTGCAGCTGCAAACGCTTGGTGTTTCAGGCGTCGCGTTCAGGCTGGTTACCACGACAGTCTTACGACCGTCCCTGACAGTTCAGTGCTGTTGGGAACCACGCTTTACGCCGCAGGGCTCTACCGTGAACGCGGGACCACTGGAGACAGTTACGCGTCGTTTGGTGACATGACAGGACCACCGCTCATGACCTTGGGTCGAGTCAACCAGTTACTCGGCATTAAACGATCGCAGTGTGCATGAAATGGCGGGCATCTTCACGGACGCGATTGATGCTGTCTCAGCAACGATCACGGCTCTCGGGCTTAAGCCGGTCACTGATCCTCGGAACGCTCGACCTCTTACTGTTTTCATTGAGCTTCCTGTTTTCACTGCGTTCAATAACCAAACAGCGGACGTCACGATTGATCTCCGAGTGTTGGGCGCGCCACCCGGCAACAGCGACACTACGGACTACATACTTGGAGTCGTTGATCAACTCATGAACTCTTCTCTTGCAGTTGTATCTGGACGGCCCTCACTTGCTCAGATCGGATCGCAAGATCTACCTGCTTACGACCTCACAATTAGAATCGGCTCAAGCCGCAGATAAAAGGACAAAACAATGCCCACAACTTACCTATCAAACCCAACCGTCAATGTCACCAGCCCGTCAGCAATCGCGCTCACCAACAACTGTTCTGCAGCGGTATTGACCCTTACGGCAGAGGCGCTTGAAAACACGAGCTTCGGCCAGACTTCCCGCACCTACACGGCTGGGTTGTTCAGCAATGAGTTGACCTTGACCTTGTTCCAAGGTTACGGAACGACCGAAGTAGAAACATACTTGAACACTTTGTTCGGTGTTGCCTCCACTATCGTTGTCAGCCCGTCTGGAACAACTGAGTCCGCTTCGAATCCTGAGTACACGCTCACTGGTTGTTACCTAGAGACCGTCACCCCGATTAACGCAACCGTCGGCGAACTGTCAGTCGTTGAAGCCGTGTTCAAGGGTGGCACCTACGGTCGCGACATCGTCACGCCGTAATCCGTAAACTGATCCAATCCCGACTAGGAGAACCATGAAACTTACACTTAGCGTCCGACTTACCGATGGTGAGACTTACCGAGTAATCACGAACCTGTTTGTGATCATTTCGTGGGAGCGTAAATTTAAGCGACGAGCATCAGATCTGAGCAATGGGATCGGGATGGAAGATCTAGCGTTCATGGCTTACGAGGCCAGTAAACAGCAAGGTCACCCGGTCCCAGTCTCATTTGATGAGTTCGTCAAAAAGTTAGAAGATCTAGAAGTTGTGGAGACTGAATCCGCAGTCCCTACGCAGGAGGCCACCGACGTCAGCTAGCAGCTCTGCTAGTTGAGACTGGATTCTGGCCTCCACAAATAACATTTGAGACAGACGATCTAGCAACTTGTGTGCAGATCATCAACGAGCAGAGAAAGAAAACCTGATGCCAGCAGATCTGAGACTTGATACTTATGGTCTGCAAGACGCATTGAAGAAGATGCAGAAGATCAATCCTGCTATTCGTCGCACTCTGCTTAAAGACACAAAAGTTGCAGCTCAACCGCTGGTGGATCTGATCAATAGTCGAGTCCCAACGACGCCACCGTTGAGCGGTATGAATCACAACGGTCGTACCGGGTGGGGCAATGTCAAGAAGGTGCAGATCTCGTTGAATACTCGCAAGCCTCGCAAGGGTTCGGCGACGGCTGGCGCTGAACAGATTGCAGTGGTTCGTGTGGTCACCAAGGGTGCTCCTGTGGCGATTACGGACATGGCTGGCCGTGCTGGTGGCACTAAGTCGCGCCGAGAGTCAAAGTATCGCCGACCTAATTTTGCCTCAGCTCTTCAGGGTGAACCGTCGCGCTATATGTGGAAAGACATAGATCAGATGGTCGCTGAAACTGAACGGGCTTTGAAGCCGATCATTGACCAGTTCATGGTTGATGCACAAAGAGAGTTCAACTGATGGCTATCAACCTCCCAATCATTTCTGAGTGGAATCCCAAGGGCATAGATAAAGCGATTGCCGACTTTAAGAAACTTGAAACCAACGGTCAAAAAGCAGCGTTTGCTATTAAGAAAGCAGCGGTCCCTGCAGGGCTCGCTATCGCAGCTCTTGGCGCTGTCGCTTTTGATGCTGTCAAAGCGTTCGCCGAAGATGAAGCTGCAGCCGAAAAACTTGGGTTGACACTGCAGAACGTGACCTACGCAACCGATGACCAGATTGCGTCAGTTGAAAAGTTCATTACCAAGACTTCTATGGCCGCCGCTGTTGCCGACGATGAACTTCGCCCGGCACTCGACAAACTGGTTCGTGGCACTGGCGATGTTGCTCAAGCTCAAGATCTGCTCACTCTTGCACTCGACATAAGCGCGGGCACTGGCAAGGATCTAGGCGCAGTCTCTGACGCGCTCAGTAAGGCTTACAACGGCAACTTCACAGCCCTCAAAAAGTTAGACCCGGCACTGGCTTCGTTGATTGAGGAAGGCGCTGACGCCGACGAAGTATTCGGTCGTCTGGGTGCAACATTTAAGAATCAAGCCTCAACTGCTGCAAATACGACCTCGGGCAAGATGAAGAACTTGTCGATTCAAATGGGCGAGTTCAAGGAGTCAATCGGCGCAGCTGTCGCACCACTCGTTGAAAAACTGCTTCCAGCACTTTTGAAGTTCTCAACATGGGCCCAAGAAAACACTGGGTTGATCGTCACGCTTGGAGTTGTGGTCGGCACGTTTGCTGCAGCGATCATCGGTATCAACGCAGCTCTTGCCGTTTACAACGCAATCCAAGCCCTTACTCTTGCACTCAACACTGCACTCACCGCGTCATTCTCGGCGCTGTGGATCGCCACTGGCGTCGTAGTTATCATCGCAATCATTGCAGCACTGGTTGCACTACAAGCAAAATTCAACATTTTTGGTAAAGCCATTGACGGCCTTAAGGCTTATTTCATGGCTTGGTGGGGCGTCGTCCAGTTCGTGTTCGGTGCAGTGAAAACAGGGTTTGCTGAATTGGCGGATCTTGGCAAGGCGATCTTTGACGGTATCGGCGGAGCGTTCAAGGGTGTTATCAACGCAGTCCTTTTTGCAATGGAAAAGGGTTTGAACTTTGCTATCAAGGGACTGAATACGATCCTTGACGGCATTGACAAAGCAGCTGGACCGTGGGTGAACTTTGGAAGTATCCCAGAAGTTAAGTTGCCTCGATTAGCCGAAGGTGGAATCGTCACCAGTCCGACGATCGCCATGATTGGCGAAGGCCGTGAACCCGAAGCAGTGATCCCGTTGTCAAAACTCGGCAGCTTTGGTGTCGGTGGCGGAGCGAACATCACCGTCAATGTGAACGGTGGCGACCCCAATAGCATTGTTAGAGCACTACAACAGTATGTGCGCCAGTCAGGCCCAGTGCCTGTGAACACCAGGGCTATGTAATGGCTGTTACTAATTGGAAGTTTTATTACAACCCTGCAGGGTTTTCTAAAGGTACAGAATTTACTTCGCAAATTCTTAGTGCTTCAATGTCGTACGGTCGTACAAAATATTTAGATGATTACGGCGCAGGCACTTTAACAATTACGATAAACAACTCTTCAAATTTTATTACAAATTTTAGTTTTAATACTTTAATTTTGTTAGACACTGACAGAACAGACGCCACCTACGGCAGTGACCCAGGAAATGTTTACGCAGTTCAAGAAATAACGTTTTCTGATTATCCGGGCAATGTTGGTTTATCGACTGCGACTCTTGTTTGTGTTGATGCACTTGGTCGGGCTGGTCGTGTTCAAGCAAGCGCCTTGTCGTTGACACAACAAACCACAGGATTGCAGGCGACTCAATTCACTTCGCTTTCAGGTGGCCCGTTGCCATCAAATGTAAAAATAAGCAATCTGCAAACGCAATCAACGGCTTCAGCACAAACTTACACAGGCACAGTTTTAAACCAGTTGAACATTCTAAACGCAACTGAACGTGGCATTTTAAGAACAAACCGTGACAGCGCCGCAGCACGCATTAACTTTTATGGCAGAAAACAATTCGAAGCCATTACTCCCGTTTCGTTTGGTCGTACTTCTTCGTCAAGCGTTATTGGTTATCAACAATTTGCCCGAATCCAAAATGGATTATCTTTTATAAACACCGCAACTATTTCGCCTAATGGGTTAGCAAGCCAAACAGCAAGTAACGCCAGCTCTGTTTCAACTTATGGCGCAACTTTTTATTCGTCGTCAACTGTTGACTTCAACACGACACAGGCGCAAGGTAACGCAGAATGGATTGTTAACACTTTTTCTGATCCGACAGATTTACGCTTTGAAATAAGGTTTTCTGATCGAGCACAAAATGACACGGCTTACACATTGTTTATGATTTTGCGTGATGAAATTTTATTTAATTTGGCGTATCGTGTACCGGGTGCTGGGTCTGACACAACTGAATTAGTTGCTTTGGAGGGTTACAGTGTGAACATGACTCCCGAACAAACTGAATGGGTTTTATATTTGTCGCCAGCGACTTATTACCAGTTTTTTATTCTTGACAACACTTCTTTAGGTATTTTAAATACCAGTCGACTCGGCTGGTAAAGGAGAAAATATGACTTACCCCACTTTCAGTTCTGGTGATGTTTTAACAGCTGCGGAGATGAACGCTGTCGGTTTGTGGCTTGTCAAGACGCAGACCATTGGTAACGCAGTTTCATCAGTTGCCGTTACTGGTGCTTTTTCCAGCGATTACGACAACTACAAAATTATTATTAGTGGCGGAGCATCAAGTGCTCAATCGTTTTTGACTTTGCAATTAGGCGCTTCGACTACTGGTTACTACTACGCCAACGCTGGTGTCACTTATGCCGGCGCTGCTTTCGTTGGTGGTGCAAGTAATGTCGCAAATTTTCAAGCAGGATCAACTTTTGTTGCTAATGGCCTTCAGGCAAATATTGAACTGCAAAACCCATTTTTAGCCAAATACACATTTAGCCAATCATCAGGCATGAACACCACTTTTGCCACCCCAAGTGTGGGTTATCACGGCGTAGCAACTTCTTACACAGGGTTCACTATTGCCGTTCTTTCAGGAACAATTACAGGCGGAACAATCAAAATTTACGGCTACAGGAACTAGGACAAAGGAACTGACATGACCGAGCAAGAATACAAGGCCCTCTACCCACAAAACGCTGTTTACATCCAAGTAGACGACACCGAACGACTTATGACCGACGAAGAATACGAAGCATGGGTAGAGCAAGGTGTCTACAACAGCAACCACCCTCTG